TGTCAAGTCCTGATCAGGCTCAATGTTGAAGTCAGGAGAGGCAAGCTGTATGTCTACGTTGCGATACACACCACTCTCTTGTAGCTGCTCTACTGAGTGAGCTGACACAAACTCATCTACTGCACAGCCCAGTGCAGAGTCAATGTCTGTAGCTACTGGGTCAATCAGGAAGTTCTGTGGCATTACAGGGCGCAGCTTAACGCATGTACGATCCTGTATGTTAACACCTACCGCTGTAAGCTCACCACCCATCACAGGCTGTGTAGCAGGCTTCATCTCTTTTTCTTCTTCAAGAACAATCTCAGCAATGCCTGTACCAAACACAGCAGCGTTAATCAGACACTCTGCTACACCCTTACGTACCTTGTTCTTTTTAAAGTCTTGCTCTAGCGCGTTACGCAGCAAAGCAATGTCTCTGTTGTCTTGATCGTAGACATCATCTTCAATGTCAAACCACTTGCCACGACCAAAGGTGGCTTCTTCTAGCTCTGCTACTGAAGACTCAACAGCCTGCTGTAGCGCAGGAGAGATAATCTTAGAGCGTTCTGTGTCGCGTGTACGGTCTTGTGCAGACCACTGACCACGCCACAGGCGGTAGTATTCTTCAAACTTCTGTGAGTAGTTGGCTTCAAAGTGGTCACGCCAGTCATCACACTTATCAATTACCCAGTCTTCTAGGTACTGCTCTGTAGCAAAGTTGTCGTTACCTTCTAGTTCCATAATTAGTAGCCTGCGTATTTGTCTAGGAATTCGTAGTCCTCTTCCTCGTAGTCAAAAGCATAAGAGACCTTAGCTAACTGGTCTATATATGCAAGAGCATCTATCAAGTCATCGTGGACTAATTGGTTAGGGAACTGGAACAACTCGTCTAGGAACTGAGCATTCCACTTGCCTTTGTTTAATACTAAGTTACCGTGTTCTAAACGGCCTTGTAGCGCCCACACGATCCTGTCTGTCTTCTTCTTATTGCCGTGTGTTAGCTCTTCAATCCTAAAGAAGCGTTGGTTCTTCTTCATTATATCGTTCAGGTAGGGGGCAACAGCGTTCTTTAACGCACCCTTCTCAATGCCTACTGCGACTGGTTGGTAGTCTCTGACTGCTTCAAAGATTCGTCGTGCAGTCTCTTCGACGCCCCAACGGCCATGTACGATATTAGCAACCCACCAGCCTTCGACGCCCGCTTTAACCACAGCAATTGCCGTCTGGTCAAGTCGTTTGGTTTTAGTCGTGACTTTCTGTACATCTGCAAATCCTGCCAAATCGACAGCAATGTAATAATCACCATCAGTAGGTTCTTCCTCGCTAAATCTAACATCTTCTTCTTTAAACAGCTCACTGCCGTGTGCCTCAAAGGATGCCATAAACTCCTGACGGAACGAGAAGGCTGACATAGAGCCTTTAGCTGCTTCAATCTCTTCAGGGTCTAGCAGTGGGTTATCGTAGCTAGTAAAGTGGTAACCCTTGAACGTAGGGTCTTCCGACACACTAGCGTAAGTGTATAGGTCATAGAAGTGGTTGCGTCCCATAGGCGTACCAATGAACAGTGCCTCACCCTTCTGATCCGCTAGAGCAGGGCGAAGGATTTGCTCCCACACCTCTGGCTTCATGTCTGCGTATTCGTCCATACACAGGAACTTCAGACTAACACCACGCATAGTCTCAGGTCTATCAGCACCCTTCAGGGAGATGGTGCAGCCATTGACTAGCTTAATCTGTAGGTTGTTAACGTGTGCTGACGCTATAACGTTGTGCCCTAGCTCGAGCAACAGCTGCCACATAATGTCTCTAGCCTGACCCTGTGTAGGGGCAACGTAGAACACCTGACCTTTCTTCTCAGACAAAGCACTGATGATCAACCGCCAAGCAGCTAACCTACTCTTACCTGTACGTCTACCCGCAGCTACTACTTTAAAGCGTGTAGTGTCTTCCCAGACTTCTTGCTGCCAAGGTAACAGCTCAACTGCTAAATCAGTCAAGGGATTCCTTAAACGTCTTAGCTGTTTTAGCTTTCTGTTCTTTGTCGTCTTTACTACTTACAATCTTTTTAAACAAATTAGACTTGAACGCGCCTATTTTGTCGTATTCTGTATTAACGTCACTTAAGCTTGTTTTAATGTAATCTGTTATGCTTTGATCAGTAGGGTTGTTAATAATGTTTTCTGTAATGCTGTTACTTTTATTAAGGAGTCTACGAGCCTTTTCAACATCGTCTTCTGAAAAAGCTTTATCTATTTGTGACTCTAAGCTTTTAATCTCTTCTTTTGCTATATAATTAACAGCGGTAGAAACATCATCCATGTTTTGAGCACTTCTTATGTCTAAAACACGCTGACCTACTTCTTGTGCGTTTTTTGAACCAAACTTTGTAAAAGCTAAATAAGCATCCATACTACCACTAGACTTAGCTTTTTTATAGAGGCTTTTGTCTTTTTCTAACTGATGGCTATACTCGTGCGCCCATGTAGCAGGAGTAGCTCCCTTAGCTCCTATTACGTTGACTGTGCCAGGTTCTGCTGGAACCATAATCTCATCGCCTCCAGCGCCAAAACTAGCTGCGGATATATAATGATTTGCAGCTTCTGAGGGGGTTGAAAAACCCAAGAGTCCTGACTGAGCACCTTCAGGTAAAGAATGATAACGAGCAATACTAGGATCAATAGGGCCTTCGTATCCTGAGTAAGGAGCAACAGCCATCTGAAACTCTATGTCTGCCATCTGCAAACCTTGCAAGACATTTGTATAGTCTAGCCCTGTTTGTCGAGATATACGAAGTGCTTTCTCTTCGTTCGTTAGTTTTGCCATATCAGTACGTCCACATTACAGGAGACTCATTACCGTCAAGGTGGCGGATGTCAACATGCACAAACTGACTAGCAACTCCAATTCCTGAAAAGCCCATCTTGATAGCCTCCTCAACAATCTTAAACCGCTGTATACCGTCTGTAACTTTAATGTCCGCTGCAATGCCTTGGGCATGGGTTCCTGGTGTCTCCTTTTTCGCTTCTATGGGGTGGTCTTCACTTCTGAAGCCACTGGTGATAACGAAGGGGAAACCACACCTAGCACGTAACAAATCCAACTTCAGCAACAACCTGTCACTAATCTCATTCTCGCCAGTGTACTGACAAGCAAACTCTTCCCTAGTAAAATAATCTAAGTCTTGATTTATATCATACATCTGTATAGTCCCCTTCAATGGGTTCTTCGCCACCAGAGATCACTGTAGTCTCACCACCAACACCTGTAATGGAGATGTTGATGGCACTCTTGCCTCCGCTGGCCTTATCCTTCTCAAAATAACTAACAGGCAATAACCTGTCCATGCAGAGCTTCCATGCTGCTGCTTGATTCTTGTGGTCGTCATCTAACGCTGCGTTGAGTATGCTGTCTAACACCTTCCTACTCTTAGGCGATGCTAACATACGTGCTTTGTACTCATTGATGACTGCTGCATCACCTTTAGGTCTTCCTACGCCTCTACGGCTACCCTTGGTAACAGCCTTAACATCTGACTTCTTAGGTCTTCCTATCTTTGCCACTGAATTGCCTCTGATGAGATTCTAGTCTATAGAGACTGAACAGAGTTGCTTTCTAACCCTTTAGGAACACCTATAGGACAACTACTAGTAGTTAACCTTTCAGACCTCCTATAGGGCACTAAAGCGACATTAAAGCAATGCTTTTCAATCTATATAGTTATTATAGCATACTTTTTAGCAAATGTCAAGCACTATTTACTGTTAATGTTACGCCATAGGCTCCCCTGTTCCTTTCTAGGCGGATTCTCAGCCGTAACAGCGTCTCCGCAGTCGCCTTCATAGCCCTTTGTTATCAACAACTTAGACTTTATAGCTATATGTTATAACTGTGTTGCTTTTTAGTCTAATTTACTACTATTTTGTATCTAGGCTGGTACAGTAACAATACCGCAGCTACGCAGCCCTCCCCCGTCCCCTCTAGCATACCCACCTTAGCCTGTCTAGCCTGGAGTGTGACCAGTAGAGGCTTTATAGTCACCATAGATTCTGTACAGTCGAGAGAGAGTGTGCTAGTGGGTACTGCTCAGGACTACTAACACTGTCTAGCCACCCCGTCAATACTTTGTAGGTTTATTAGCGTGACTCAACAGCCTGGTCTGGTCATGTTAATGTTTGACTCCTCAGTCTCTCTGTAGTATTCACGCGCGCCCGCTCCTTATACTATGGCATCAATACAGTTATGCTATTAGGTTATATAGTTATAACTAATTGTTCTTAATCCTGTTTGACTTTATCTTGACTCTGTACTTGTCTGCGCTATACTGAACCCATCAAGAAAACAAACAACACGGGAATAAAACAATGGATAACCAACGACAGATAGAGATCAACAGGGCGCACCAGTATTTAGCAGATAAAGCAATGGAGCGTGAACTTAAACGACTAGATAGAGTCTATTACTTTGTGGTGACTCTGGCCGTCACTGCTACACTGGCCAGCGTCATAACCTACATCAACTTGAATTGGAGTGTATAGCATGAATTTAAAAACAGCAGAGTCTAAACTGGCGTTAATAACCCCGCAGATTATTAAGCTAGAAAGTCAGGGGAAAACAGCTTACACTGATACAGGCTGCGCGGCATTGTGGGAGCAAGCGCGGGAGTTAACCAAACTAATAAAACTATTAAAACTTTAACGGGAGTGTATAAGATGACAGCACAACCAAAGTTCAGTAAGCCCAGCAAAATGCCATGCCGAAGCTGGTCTCTGCAAGCGCTAGAAACTTGCCCAGCTTCTAAAGACAACAACGGCGAACTAGTCCCAGCATGTAAGGGATGTTACGCAACTAGCGGCAACTATAGGTTTCCAAACGTTAAAGCACCGCGAGAGCATAACCGTGAAGATTGGCAATCACCAGACTGGGTGGCTGTTATGGTTTCAGAGTTAGATAATGACCGCTATTTTCGCTGGTTCGATAGTGGCGATGTATACGACATAAGACTGGCCCGTAAGATTCTGGAGGTTATGCGGCAAACGCCATGGGTTAAGCACTGGCTACCAACTAGAATGCACAAGTTCGACAAGTTTAAAAGCGTTTTAGATAGTATGGACGCATTGCCGAATGTTGTAGTTCGTTTATCTAGCGATGGCGTACTGGGCGAGACTGTAGAGAATGCCGCCAATAGTTCTACCATTGTTCCTAGTAGAGAATATTTAAAGCCTACTATGTCGCTATGCGGTGCTAGTGAGAGAGAGGGAAAATGCGGAACATGTCGCGCTTGCTGGGATAAGACTGTTTCAATAGTCGCGTACCCAGCCCATGGTAAAAGCATGTTAAAACAGATTAAAAACATAATCCAAACAGTAGAGGTAGCATAAAATGACTAGCAGAGAAAAAATAGAAGGTTTATATTTAGATTGGTTCAATAACTTTTTAAGCGTTGATAGATTCGCGGAATACTACGGCCTAACAGTAGAGCAAGCCAGCAGAGTAATAAACACTGGCCGCGCTTTAAATCATAAAAGGCCCGCACTATCAGAACATTGGCAGCGCCTACGCGCAGATTACCCAGCTATTGAGCGCAGAGCCTAAATAATTCCCCGTAGTAGTCCAACCTTGCCCAGTGTTAAAGCTGGGCTTTTTTATGCGCCTAGATAATATAAGCCTGTTTAAGCCTGTTTATTCCTACCCAGTACCCTAGCACCTAGAACACTGTAAAACGGCTTAGACGGCTTTATATGGCCTTATAGGGCTATAGCTAGTGGTTGCTGGTAGTTGTTACGCCATAGACTCGCTATTGCTGACGCTATAACCGCCACAGTCCCTATGAGTACCGCAGAGAGAGGGCTAACTTGTTTCCCGTAATAGAGAGACTACAGAGAGAGAGAGAGAGAGAGAGGGGAGAGCCCTATGCAGATCATTCTGGAGGGAGAAGGAGGGAGGCATAGCCCTATGGATACCATTCTTGAGAGAGAGCTATAACGTGACCAGAACCTGGTATTGGGTCACACTAGAGGGCTGTGGAGTATTGAACTATTGAGGGAGGGAGACTCTAATACCCTGAACATTAACCAATAGAGAGAGATAATATGGCTATAAAGATTCACACCGTTGACCGCACTAGGAAAATACGCGCCCAAGATGTTTGGATGATTGTTTTGGACGTAAAAGCTAAAGGAAGAGGCTACAATGATTTTCTTGGGTTTCATTGTCATGGTATAGACATAGAAATTACTGGGACAACCCTGCACGATATATTTTTAGACGCTTTAAGCCAAGACCATAATAAACACTTTAGGGCGTTATTAAAAAAACATATTGATTGTTTAGATGGAGAAAACAGGGAGACTATATAATGGATTTTGCAGATATAGAGAATGATCAGCTGCGCTCTGAGGCTATAGAGCGTTATGTTGTATGGATTGAGAGCCTGCCCTATAGAGTTTGTAGGGCTGAGCAGGATAGTATTAGAGAGACTATTATTAACGACCTGGAGAACTAACAATGCAACTATTTAAAGGCCCAAATGACCTGTTACACGGTGATGAACACTTAGAGGAGCTGGAGGACTGGGAGCTTCGGGAGAGATTCTTTAGCGCCCTGAGAGACTTAACAGCAGCAGCAGACACTATAGAGAAACTTAAAAGTCCTAAGTGGGCTCCATACCCTGAAGATATTGAAGCGCTACAGGACACTTTAGAGGAGCTGAAGTATGTTTTAAAGTAGAACTGCTAGTAGTTATTGCTACAGGAAGGCTGTTTTGTTACTATATAGTCCTGAGGGTAGCATAGATTTTAACAATTGACAAACAGGAATTTAAAATGTTTAAAGAATATATGGTTAAGGGGACTATGAACCCTGAAGTACAGGCAGTGTTTAAAGCTGCCGCAGATATTAGCAATGGTGTTTTCTCACTGAAGGAAGCAGCGCAGCATTACAAAGTACATCCAGCAGTGATTGTGCAGTTTATATCAGAGAGTGCAGAGTATGATATGGTGTTCAGCAGGAGAGGTGATAATGATTCTAACTAGTAGAGATCGCTTGGTGTTAGAGGGAAAACCTGTTAGAGTGAAGGGTAGCTACAATATACCAGAAGAGAGGACGGCGTATTGCAAGCATCCAGAGCAGACAGACTGGACTAAACCCTGCCCAATATGTAAGCGCAGGATTCGTGTAATAGCTAAACACTTAGAGAGTAAATCAGCATGGTTATCTTAGGACGCAACTTAACAATAGAGTATAGACTGGGTGTAGGTTTTGATCTGGAGTTTCCAGACAGCAGGCCAGTGTGGGTATATAACACCAGCACAGAGAGCATAGAGGTTATGCCCTTTCAGGGTGTTATCCTGCATCTGCCGCTATGTCTAGTCAGTTTCGGTAGAGTTTATGAGGAGGTTTTCGAATGAGTGTAGCAACCCATCAACCCTGCCCAGACTGCGGCAGCAGCGATGCGCTACAGGTGAACAAGAATAGCACCTATTGCCATAGCTGCAACACCTACACCAAGCTGGAGGGAGGCTATCAACCTGTAGAGATACCGCAGGATGATCAGCCCACACCAAAGCCCAGTTTCAGTGCTGTAGAGAATATGCTTACTACTGGGAAATACCAGAGCATTGTATCCAGAGGACTCACCACCGCCACAGCGAAGCACTACGGCATCCTAGAGACAGCAGATAAGACTTATTTCAGCTACCACAACCCAGACGATGCTTTAGTGCCTGTAGCGGCTAAAATACGTCTACCAGACAAGCAGCACAGCATTGTGGGAGACTGGAAAGGCGCTGGTCTATTCGGACAGCATTTGTTCTCTGCTGGCTCTGCCAAGTATGTCACCATCACTGAGGGCGAGTTTGACGCTGCTGCAAGCTACCAGATGCAAGGGAGCAAGTACCCAGTAGTATCTGTCAGGAACGGCGCTAGTGGCGCTCTAAAGGACTGTAAGGCCGCCTATGAGTGGCTAGACAGCTTTGACGCCATTGTCATCTCTATGGATGCTGATGAACCTGGACAGAGGGCTGCGAGAGAGATTGCAGAGCTGTTTGGTGGCAAGTCAGCTATTATGAAGAACCCGCCACAGTACAAGGATGCTTGCGACTACCTAGCCGCTAATGACTCCAAAGCATACATTGCTGCCTTCTGGGGAGCAGAGAAGTTTGTACCTGATGGTATCATCAATGGCGCTAGTCTCTGGGATGAAGTGAACAGGCCAGTAGAGAAGTCTGCTGTAATGTACCCTTGGGAGAGCCTGAACAAGCTAACCTACGGTATCAGAGAGGCAGAGCTAGTCACCATCACAGCAGGCTCTGGACTAGGCAAGTCACAGTTTGTCAGAGAGATAGTGTGGCACATCCTGAAACACTCTGAGGAGAACATAGGCTTACTATTCCTAGAAGAGAACGCACGTAAGACTGCACTGTCTCTAATGTCACTGGCGGCTAACAAGCCCTTGCACCTACCTGATATTGAAAGCACTGAGGAGGAACGCTGGGAGGCTTTTGAGGCTACCATGGGCACTCAGAGACTGTTTATGTTCGACCACTTCGGTTCTACCAGCATAGACAACATCATAGCTCGCTGTCGCTACATGGCTAAGGCGCTGGACACCAAGTTCCTGTTCCTAGACCACGTTAGTATTGTTGTATCTGCACAGAGCAACGGTGACGAGAGGAAGGCGCTGGATGAAATCTGCACCAAGCTGCGAATGTTGGTTCAAGAGACTGGTATCACACTGTTTATGGTGAGTCACCTGAAAAGACCAGACGGTAAAGGCCACGAGGAAGGCGCTGCTAGTAGTCTGTCACAGCTCAGAGGCTCTGCTTCCATTGCACAGCTCTCAGACATGGTGATAGGACTAGAGAGGAATGGTCAGGCTGAAGACCCAATAGAGAGGAATACAACCAATGTCAGAGTGCTGAAGAACCGCTTCTGTGGTACTACAGGGCCAGCTGGAGGGTTGTTATTTGACCAGAAAACAGGTAGAATGGTAGAAGTTAAGGAAGAGGGATTATAAATGAGATGCATAGCGTGTAACAAGAATTTATCGGACTTTGAGTCTACAAGGAAATCTGCTGAGACAGGAGAGTTTTTAGATTTGTGCAATGACTGCTTCTTTTACACTGAGGATGACATTGCTACCATTGACAGAGATGATCTGAGAAGTGAATCTGACACAGTATTGGAGAGCCAAGAATATGAGCAAGATTGGAACTTGGGTAATGACAGTTCAGGAGAGTAAGGCTGAACTGAG